AAACGAGATGATACTATATATTTTAAATGTTCTGAACCACAGTGTAATAATAATTGTAATAAAAAATTTAGACAAATAAAAGAAGTATCTGGTTCATATTGTGATTATCATACTAAAGAATATTCTAAACAAAAATCAAAAGAAACATGTATGATAAATTATAGTGCAGAACATCCAATGCATAATCCAATACATAAACAAAATATGATAGATAAATGGCAAAAAAATTACAATAATCCAATAAAAATGATGGAACGTTCTGAAAAAACAAAACAAACTAATTTAATACATCATGGATGCGAATACCCTATGCAAAATAAAGAAATACAAGAAAAATCAAAACAAACATGTATTCAAAATTATGGATGCGAATACCCTATGCAAAATAAAGATGTAATGGAAAAATGTTCTAAAAATGCATATAAATTAAAACTATTTACATTTCCATCTGGAAATGTAAAAAATGTTCAAGGATATGAACATTTTGCATTAAAAGAACTTTTAGAAAACAATATTTCTGAAAATGATATTATTGTTGGGTCTATACATGTTCCTGAAATTTGGTATGAAGATGAAGAACATAAAAAACATAGACATTATGTAGACATATTTATTCCATCACAAAATAAATTAATTGAAGTGAAATCAACATGGACTGCTGAAAAGAAAAAAGATTGTATATTTATTAAACAACAAGCTTGTAAAACAATAGGATATAATTATGAAATATGGGTATATAATAAACACGGTGAAAAAGTACATTGTTATACATAAAAATATTAAAGAATCATTATATACACAGGTATGACGTCACCTATTCCTCGATTTTTACGTTTGAAAATGTTTGTAGAAGATGAAGTGTTGAAATCCTTTTATTATGATGCAGCGCAAAAGCACAATACAAAAATGTGGACCAATCCATTCCCAGATGCCGGGTTTGATTTGTTTAGTCCTGTAACCACGGTAGCCTCTGCACTGAATACGCAAAAAGTAGACTACCGTATTAAGTGTAGTGCAGTTCTCGTCATCAACAACAAAGAACAACCAAGTGGGTTTTACATTTATCCGAGGTCGTCGACAGGGTCAAAAACACCATTAAGGTTATCCAACAGTGTGGGGATTATTGATTCTGGATATCGCGGAAATTTAATGAGTTTTTTCGATAACATTCGAAGTATAGATTATACGATAAACAAAATGGACAAACTGGTGCAGATTTGTGCGCCTGGTTTACTTCCGATTATTGTAGAAATTGTGCATAAGGAAGACGACTTGGGTGTGCCTACACTTAGAGGTGAAGGAGGATTTGGGTCTACATCCGAAATACCGTTGCATAGTTATCGGTAAAATATTTTCAATAGAAAAGGTATGAATCCATCTAATTATATGTTATTCAGAGACATTCAATACGAAGAATCGAACAGAGGAAGTGATTGTCAATATTCACATGGGATAAAATGTAAAAATTATGAATTATGTAAATCTATATTACCTCCTGATAATTTTCAATTGTTTGCATCATATATATGTATGAATTGTGATATGTTTAACTGGGGTACGTTAGAATTTAGAGAAAATGAAGAATGTCCAGTATGTCTAGAACATTCAAAACAAGTTAAATTTCCAGCAAAATGTGGTCATTGGTTTTGTGTAACATGTTCTAGAAATATTTTATTTTGGGATGAAACCAGGTATCATTTGTCACCGGTTCCATATGGATGCCCTCCGTGTCCAAATGGATGTGTAAATCCTACAAGAGGAAAACAATGTTACTGTGAAAATTATGATGAAATACTTGAAAGATGGGAACATGAATATCCAGATAATTATAATGTATGGAATGAAGATGAACGTAACTCGATAGGATTATCAGAAACTACACAAGGAAGTGTTTTTGCATCACAAAAATGCCCATTATGTAGAAAAAAATATGAATAGTATTTTTAGGACATACTGGGAATCGAACCCAGGCTGGAGGATTCAAAGTCCTCAGTCATACCATTAGACCATATGTCCTCGCACTGTTCCATTATAACAGTGAACACCCGATGGGGGACTTGAACCCCCGACCACCAGATTAAAAGTCTGGCGCTCTACCGACTGAGCTAACCGGGTTATTGCTCGATTATGGAATTGAACCATAGACCTACGCTTTACAAGAGCGTCGCTCTACCACTGAGCTAAACGAGCTTCCTTCTAGGGGAGTCGACCAAGAAGGAGTACGACGTCCGGGAATCGAACTTACAGATTGGAAGGCTGTTGTGATACCCTTTCACTAACGCCGTTTAGGTCATGTTCTTAAGCGGGGTCGAACCGCTGACCTTCGGCTCATAAGACCGATGCTCTAACCAACTGAGCTATAAGAACGGCGGGGACAGTCGGATTCGAACCGGCTACCCATGCAACATTACCTCCTAAATGCATGTCCCCATTGTTCCCAAGTGGTAACGAACCACTACCTTTGTTTTTGTTTAAGACAAAACAATGCTCTACACGTTAAGCTATAGGAACTTACTATAATGATAGATAATTCTTTAAATACATTTTTAATTTATTTTAATCTATTAGACCGACGTTTTGATTTTATATTTCTTTTCTTTTTATATCGAGTACGTCTACCACCTTCCATACCAGTTAAACCTTCAAATTGTACAACTCTATAATTTGGTGATGGTTGTAAGATAGATAATAAATTGGCTACATGTAAACCTCCTGTAATAATAATAAATGCAACATTAGGAGGACTACTAGAATGATGTTGATGTATATTAGCTACAATAGCTTCATCTACTAATTTAAACGATGCTTTAAAAAATGGATTTTCTGCAAATTCAGGTGTCAATATATCATATGAAAATGCATCGCTATTTACATATGCAATTATACCATAATCATTTCCTGTAATTCCACTGCATACTTCTATTAATTTTCTTTTTATTGCATCAAATGCTCTAAGAGGGTCTGCAACTACTTCTTCATTTGATAAATTAATATCATACATTTCACCTACTATAGAAATTGCTCTTGATGGAGGCATGTTATATCCTGGCATCTTACCATTTCCATATGATTTGAATATTGCTAAAAAAGTTAACATTTGAAATATACCTTCAATCACAGAAGGTAATGTAGTTGAAATTGGAATTGCTGTTTTTTCTCCTTTGTTGGTTGTATATGTTTTTGATTCTGTACCTTCAATAAACAGTACAACATCATCTAACGATGCAGGTAAATCTAATAATTTTAATTTAGTAATATCTTGTCTAGAATGATTTTCTCCAACAATTATAATTGTTCGTTTACGTTCAGCTGCCATACTATATAATTAGATTAATCCGGTATAGCAATACTTACTTCATTACCTTTGTATACACCTTTCTTGATTGCGGCATCTGTATAGGCATTTCCTCCCCAATTGGGGTCCATTGGATTTTTACTGAGAGGGTTGGATTGTTCTATTTCACCATATTTATCTAATTCTGTATATTTACCAATGTCTTGATTTTCGGGGTCCATGCCGGGATATAATCCGGTAGTGTAAGGCTTGTCCTTTTTAACGGCATCAATTAAATGTTTAGGCATTGGTTTAACATGGTATTGAGGTTCATTTTGCGTAGAATACGATTTTTGTAAATATAAGATGGGGCATCTTATGCCTTGTGAACGTTGCCACTCAACGAATTCCTTATATTCTTCTAAATTTTTAAACACAATTGGATTTACACCTGGTACATCAGCTAAATTTGTGTTTTTTAACAATAGTTCATTACCATTTTGAATAAGTAAATTAGGACATCTAGGTTTGAATCCTTCTAAAACCGAATTTGTGGTATAATTCAAACTAACATAAAGTCCAGAAACAAAGAATATAAGGATAAATAACCAGATAGGTTTCATACTATTATCTTAGAATATTATATGATTCAAATCGAAAACGAAGATTCTCTTAATGATTTTACTAAACAACATCCTCATTTAAACAATAATGTAGTGGTCGCGCGTTTTAAAATGGATGGGTGCGTACATTGTGTCAATTCACAACCTAAATGGGACAAGTTAATGACTAACATCCAAGAATCGTATGATGTAGAACCCCATACATTAATGTTAGAAATTGATTCCAATGTAGCGGATGATTTTTTACAACATCATCATATTGTATCTGAAGATAATGAACCTTATAGTGTAAATGGTTACCCAACCCATGCGTTTATTGCAAACGGGGTATGTCATCCAAGTAATTCTGATGTAGATACTACGATGAATTCGATTCTACAGCAATTAGTAAAAAATAAAGATATCAAAAAAACAAAAAATAAAACAAAAAAACAAAAAGGTGGAAGACGAAAGTCGAGACGAAATAAAAAATTGAATAATAAAAAACTAAGATAACAAAGTAAAATGATTCTAGGATTTGTTCAAGAAGTATGGCGATATTTTGCAGTATTTCTATATGTACTAACACCTACTCAACTGTATGATTTTTGGCAAGAACCAACCAATACCGATGAATTATTTGAATATTGTTTTCCTGTAAATGGATGGATATGCTGGTTGTGTGCTTGGGGGTATTGGGCCATCGAACTTAGTATAAATTTTATTATTCAATTTGCAATGCATGTAGTACCATTACGATATTACGGATAAATAAAAATTGAACTAACTATTATTTTTTTGTACAAATAAAATGGCGAACGAAATTACTATCGTAGTAGAAATTCCAGAATCTTCCAAGGATGTTTATATCCCGGAAGAAATACCGATGCGTGAAGTATTCCAACACAATATTCCTTCTGCATGGGTGAATGAAAAAAAAGACAATGATATACAATTTGCAAGAAACAATTCTGAAATGAACGACATTATCATATTGTTTGACAAATCAGGAAGTATGTTGTTACTTGGTGATGAACCTATTCAAGCTGTCAAATCCTTTATTCAAATACAATATGATAAAGCAATGGCGGAAACTAACCCCGAGATACAAAAAAAGTTGCTAAACGTGCGCATTCGTGTGATTCTATTCAACCACGAATCGGATATTATTGTAGACGCAAAAGTACTTGAACTCGACCAACTTTCATTCCCATATGAACCTTATGGAATGACGGACCTTTATTCACCCATGTACGATACGTTCATGGAGAATAAAAATTCTCCAAAAGATATTATAATTGTGTCGGATGGTCAGAATAATACAGGACCACATAATGCAAGTTTTGTAAAACGTCAAATTAAAAGGGCAATAGAGGCAGGATGGACGATACGATTTGTGGGATGTACGGTGGACTCTATGGTGGAATCAAACAAGTTAGGACTAGAAAGGTTTACAAGTGACTGTTCGCAAGATTGTACATCTACTTTATCTCAAGTCATGCGCGGTCATTCCGACCAATTATCTCAAATGAACCGCGAAAGAACAATAAAATCAGTGTAATCGTTTACTTTGTCTTTTACGTCTGTTTCGTCTTTTTTTACGTGTTCCACCTTTGCTTTTTGGTAGTAATTGTTCAACTTCTTCTTGTTTTTGTGCAATCATATCCATAACTATTTTTATTTTTTTGTTTATTTCGTTTATCTCTTTTTCATTTTTTTCTAGATTATCCTTAACTTCTTGTAATTCTTTTTCTAATTCTTCTTTAGATTCAGTAAGTTCTTCTTTTTCTTCTTCTAATTCTTCTAATTCTTTATTCATCTGTTCTTCTTCTTCATCTAATTTTCCAATTTCATGCCATAAATTATCCATTTTTTTTTGATTTTCCATATAATATATTATTATAATTTTAAACACGTAAATAAAATACTGGACGATTTATTATTTCGTTTCCAGTTGTTTAATTCATCCCTCGATATATGGTCTTTAATGTAATTATTATACCAAGGTAAATGTTTGGCCGTAAAATTGCCGGCAACACGAATACGATTTGATTTTAAATTGGATGGATAATTGGTATTGATAAGACATAACGTGGTGTCCACATCTGCTTTATACAATTCATATTTATCGTGCTCGATTGGTTTTTTCCAAAATTGTGTTTCCCAATCATAAATATTTTTATTGTCAGTATAATTATCACATGGTACAAATTGGTCACTATCCTCTATGTTTAATGCACAACCTACTTTGTAACATTTATATTGATTCGATAATTTCAAAAATGTGTCGGCAAAATTTTTTGGCATTTTTGGATTTAATTCTAAATCGGGGTCGCTTAATATATAAACAGAAGGTAATGTATGTTTTAATTTTTTGTAGACTTCATGCCCATAATTTTGGTCCAACATTCGAATATCAATCTTATCGTTGAGTTCACTCTTTATCTCTTTATAATAATCCAACAACGGTTGATAATTGCTATGGTTGTCCAATAGTATAATAGGGTTAGGGAATCGTTTCAATTGTTTCACGAAATTTTTAACAAAATAGTAATTATTCCAGCATATAACAATAATTGGGATTAAACTTTTATTTTTGAGTGTTCGTCGTTTGTTAGACCGTAACGTTGGCATACTATATTCTTTTATTTTATTTTTTTACATCGTATTGTAAAAAATCACATTTAAAATATATTCCTACCTTTTATAGGGTTTGCATACAAAGGGAGGTCGAGGATGAATTCCATCGCCAACTGCATAGGAATGTGCGTTACTTCCAAACGAACTAGAGGATACACCACCTAATTGGTTCATGGTAAAGACTACATTACGTTTATTTCCAACGGCTTTAATGAGGATGTGTCTACGGTTGAACGAAACGATACCATCCAACGACCATGGTAACCCTTGTTTTTTAGTACCTCCGCATATTTGCAAATTTACATTCGTGTTGTATATAGTACTTCCTGCAATTCCTGCGCCCATGATTCGTGCTTTACTCATGGTATACCCTTTTATTTTTTCTAGTTGGTTTACGTTTTTTTCCGCCATGGATACGTGAATTTCGAATAATTTCTGTATCTTCTGCATCCATGTCAGGATTTTTTATTTTATCATAGGCATATAAGGATAACATAAATGCAGGTATAAATATAGCAGTTCCTATACCCCACATTTCAAACGTACTCATATTATAGTAAATATAAAAAAAATAAAGCAATTAATGAGTATGAATCAATGAACCGGACAAGATAATAAGACCTAAAATGTGTATATATTTCTCAGGTTTGATGTTTTTTCTAAACTCAATGACCATAGTATCTTCTTGTGTGTTTAAATCGCACAACATGGAAATGACCCTTTCATAATTAGCAAGTGATATATTTTCTTGAATGTCTCGTAACGCGGATAAATCATCGGTCAACCATCCAGAACTAACTAACCGTTGAATTTCACTATCGTAAAATGCTCGTGTCATATTCCAATTCATACAATCGTGTTGCACTACATATAAATAATCATAAATTTCTTCAATCTTTGCAACTGCAGTACGTACAATCGGGTATTGAATAGGTTTGTGTTGAACGTGTGTAATCAAATAATAGGTATTGTCGAATGTAAGAAATCTACCTTTCAGATGTGTTATCAACTCATGCTGTATCTTTTCTGCTAATGTAGTATCAATCCCGTTATGTCCAAACAACCGAATATTACCAAAAGGAGTATCAAGTTCATAGAACATGGTTCCGTTCGATTTCAATAGATAAGTACCTTTCGTGTTTACTGCACAATTCAACCCATCTGATAATGGTCCTAACCTGGTATAACCATGTTTTTTGTATACAGCAAGAAAAACTTCTAGGATTTGAAACGTAGTTTCCATATTTTAATCAAGTATGATGATTAAAATAAATTCAATTTTTCCAATTCGTTTAATTGTTCTACCGTATTTACACCCATAATTTCATACTGTTTTTCTAGGGGAACAGTATGTGTATCCACCACTATCTTTTCACCGTGTTGAATCATTGCAATAATGTCCGTTAAATAATATTCATTCTGACTATTGTTATTTTGCAACAACGGTAAATAGTCGCATAATAAGTTGGATATTATCACATAAATTCCACAATTAACGGTTTTTATGTTTCGTTCTTCATTGGTCGCATCTTTTTCTTCTACAATTTTCACTAGACCATCGCAGTTTACAATACGACCATACCCATATGGGTTGTCTAACACCGTAGTAACTAGTTTTACATGTCTAACATTGGATACCATTGTTTGCATGGTAGACGAACTAAGTAACGGTACGTCACCGGATAGTATAAGGACCTTTTTTAGGGGATAGCGTAACAATTCATCGCGACAACATTGTATGGCATGTCCTGTCCCTAAAGGTTCTGGTTGTAGTATAAATTCCACATGGTTGTTTAATTCCCCTATAGTTTGTTCAATAATCTTTTTATATTTACCAACTACGACAAATATTTTATAAGGTTGTAACAACAATGATTGTTCAATCACATGACATAACATGGGTTTGTTGTGTACAGTATGAAGAACTTTAGGTAAATCGGAATTCATTCGTTTTCCTAATCCACCTGCCATAATAATAACAATAGTATCCATGAATATAAATATATATTATTTGTATTAATAATGTGCGGAATTGTTGCTTGTATTGCAGATAATTGTTCCACTATACTTTACTCTGGATTAGTGCAATTAAAAAACAGGGGGTATGATTCAGTAGGATTGTGTTCAATCAACCAAGATTTCATATTACATAAATATGCATCGGGCGATATTTATAAACAATTGCAACAACATTTACATCACCATCAATCGTCGACCATTGGAATTGCGCATACGAGATGGGCCACCCATGGAGCTAAAACGACTGAAAATGCTCATCCGCATGTAAGTATGTGTTGTACATTTACGTTGGTACATAATGGCATTATTGAAAATTATAAATCCATAAAACAAAAGTTGATAGAAGAAAATTATGTATTTACATCTGAAACGGATACAGAAGTTATCGTACAATTACTATCCTATTTATATAAAACCAACAAAAATGTAAAAGAATGTATTTCAACCATGGTAACCATGCTTCGTGGTACCTGGGCATTAGCTATTTTGTGTATTGATGAACCAAACACTCTTTATTGTGTTCGACACGGTAGTCCTTTACTTGTAGGATATTCGGATACTAACGCCGTAGTTGTTTCTGAAAAAAGTGCTTTTTGTGAAAACATACAATATTTAGTATTGAATAATGATGATATATGTACGATTACTAAAACAATGAATGGACTACATGTTCTCACGAATGATACCTACTCATTTCAGACCTATGAAAAAGTGGTGTGCGATACTTCACCCGCTCCTTATCCTCATTGGACATTGAAAGAAATACATGAACAGCCTGAAACGATTGTGAATGTAATTGGAAATCGTATTGTAGATAATAAGGTAGTATTGAATGGATTAGATACCTACCACGAAGTGTTCAACGTAGATAATATTATTTTGTTAGGATGCGGTTCTTCGTATTTTGCAGGAGAATACGGGGTACATTTTTTCAAAGAATTGTGTAATTTTAATACAGTTCAAGTGTTTGACGGAGCCGAATTTAATGAACAAGATATCCCTCGATGTGGAAGTACTGCATTTATATTGATTTCCCAATCAGGAGAAACCAAGGATTTGCACCGGTGTATTGAAATTGGCAGGAAACATGAATGTCTACTTATTGGTGTTGTGAATGTAGAAGATTCGCTTATCGCCAGAGAAGTAGATTGTGGATGTTACTTACATGCTGGGAGAGAAGTATCCGTAGCTTCTACAAAAGCGTATAGTGCGCAAGTCATATTATTATCTATGATGGCGGTGTGGTTTGCACAACATCAAAACCAACATCCAGAAAAACGAGAAAGATATATAAATGATTTGAAAAAGTTGCACTATGATGTTCAAACATTTGTAGATATAGATAAGTTTATACACCTTTTTATTCATTCACAACATTGTTTTGTGCTTGGTAAAGGAAAATCTGAAAAAGTGGCGAAAGAAGGTGCACTCAAATTAAAAGAAATTACGTACATGCATAGTGAAGGATACTCTACAAGTTCATTGAAACACGGACCGTTTGCGTTGTTGAATGATAAATTTCCAGTTATTATACTTGCACCCAATGATGAACATTATGCTAAAGTAGAAAATGCCTATGAAGAAATAAAATCTAGAAATGCACCTATACTCTTTATTACGGATAAAAAACAAACAGATAAAGAAAATGTGATTATGATTCCAACCAATGAAACGTTTAAAGATTTGTTGTGCATTTTTCCGTTACAAATGTTAGCCTATACATTATCTATTTGTAAAGGAATTAATCCAGATGTTCCAAAAAATTTAGCTAAAGTAGTTACAGTGGAATAAAATAATGTGCCATTTGAATACCATTTTTTTTAAATCCAGACTTTTTGTAAAAATGTTCCAAGGTTTCATCACAATCGAGTATAATTTTATAACAATTTTGGTTGGTTGCTTCATTTACAAGAAATGTAAGTAATTTAGTACCTAACCCTTTATTTCTATACCGGTGGTCAATACATACATCTTCTACATGGGCTAATTTTACAATATTACGAATGAATTTATATTCGTAGATAAGAGTAGCAGTACCAATCAACTCATTGTTGTGTTCAATTACCCATATGGTAGAATTCTCATGGATTTGGTATAAAATTGTTTTATATTCTTCTTCGCTAAATGTAGTGGAACGAAATTGGTTGATTAATTGTAAATAATTGGTATAATCATTATCCGTTAGTGGACGAATTGTATATTCCATATAGTATTATAATACTATATAATATTATGACATTATGTTTAGTTGCTATTTTTAAAAATGAATCTCATATTTTAGAAGAATTTATACATCATTACACAAAACAAGGAGTAGACCATTTGTTCTTTATTGATAATGGAAGTACTGATAATTATATGGACATTATTAAAAAATTTAATAATGTAACGTTAACTATAGATTCAACTCCATATATGCAAACAAAACACTACAATAAATATGTAGAACACTGTAAGAAATATAATTGGGTATTAGTGTGTGATTTAGATGAATTTGTTTATTCGCGATTACAATTCAAAACAATACCAGAATATTTGAACACATTAGAGGATAGTATTTCCCAGGTCTTTATTCCATGGAAAATGTTTGGGTCATCCGGATATATGAATCAACCAGACAAAGTTATTCCTCATTTTACAAAAAGAGCTAATTACAATGAAGACAATATTCCAGGTGTCATTCAAGAAAATAAAGATAAATATTCACTTACAAAATGTATAGTTAGAACTAAATATTTAAAAGAATTTTGTATACATTCACATTATACTACAACTAATAATTATATAGGGGCAGATAATAATAGATTTGTGCATCCCACTAATTTATTTTACAAAATAGATGAAACTATATTATCCAATTCATATTTACATGTAAATCATTATGCAATTCAATCCTACGATTGGTTTATGCGTATTAAAGCAACGCGCGGAGACGCAGATAATATACAATCGAATCATGTTAGAAATGAAACCTATTTTAAAAATTATGATGTAAATGATGTAGAAGATACCGAATTAAAATTACTTTAATTTTTGGAAACAAAACATGGTGTCTGGATTGTCTACTGATTTTTTATCGGAAACTTTGGGATATATTTCAGGTTCTGTTTTAAACGCATCTTTCTCAATACTTACTTTTCTGTATCTATCGTTGTTCGTCATGAAACGTAGTATTGCTTCTTTTACACCTGTATGTTTGACATCGTCTAAAATCATGATACCATTTTTCACCAACATTTTATCAGTGTTCTCCATGTCTTGAATCACGATTTCTTCCTCATGGGATGCATCAATGAACGAAATGTGCAATTTGGTATCTGCTTTTATCAATTTAGGTAACGCTGTAGTTGTATTTTCTTCCATGAAATTCACCACATAGTCTGTATTTTTCATGATACGTAAAAATTGGTCAATGTTGTCGCGCCCTATATTTTTCCATTGGTCTGTTTGATTCATATCAACCGCTGTATAGGTTGATTTGTGTTTGATTAACTCGTTCAATATAATAATGGCAGATGTGCCTCGTGCTAACCCAAGTTCAAGAACATTCAACGGTAATTTGTCTTTCTTTTCGCGAATGAAAATACGAATTAATTTGGTAATGAAACACGCTTCATAGGAGTTAATGTTGGAGTCAAAATCAATCTTATTTCCTTTCAATTTGAACGACCATGAATAAAACATGTCGTAAATGTATGGGTTATTGATAATAGTGCTTACTTCATCCAATGATTTCTTGTATTGTAAATAAGTATCATCTATTTTGGCCAACGATTTATCTTTGCTGATGTCCGAATTATAATTGAACAACAGTGCGTTAGGGTCTTTGATTGGAATGGAAAAAGAAGTAGTTTTGTATAAAAAGGAATCAATAGCAGAATCTTGTATGTAGGTTTGAAACGTACGAATAACGGTATCTTTTTTAATCGATAATTTCATTAAATATTCATCGGTAGTAACAGGTGTAAGTTCTTTGTTGAATTTATCATTCGCTGCACGTGTTTTCTGTTGTTCATTACCAAAGACCATAATATATTTGTAAACATTGACATATTGTTCTTCTTCGGGAAGTGTTTCGTGACTGCAAATACGGCGAGCGCGTCCAATGACTTGGTCAATACGAATAGGGTTCCAATAGGGTTCCATGATGTGGACGTTTTGCACACATTTCAACGAAATACCTTCGGCTCCTGCAGAAGTAATCATAAACACTGTAATAGGTGTCATACTCTCGACAAAAGAGTGAAGTTCTTGAGGAACACCGTCCATATCGTTGTTAAAAATGTTGCGAATAATTTCACGTTTTTCAGGTTCCATAGCGCCAGTGTACAAGACGTATTTATTTTGTTTTGATTTTACGGAAGAAGGAATAGTCCATTTATCCTTTTCTTTGACAATGTCAAAAGCTACATATTCACCATATGCCGGCAATTGTAAAATAAGAGCAAAGAAATTTAATCCTTCCAACGATAAAAATTGACTGTACACTAAATGAAGCTGTGTTTTTCCCGCACCGTTAATACGGTTAATTTTATCGGCAATCGCATCAAATTTAGGACTGTAGGTAGGGACTAAAGCAGAATCATTTCCAAAAAAGGTTTTGATTTGGGCATAACAACGCTCTAATGTTTGTTTTTCTTCTTTGGTAGTTTCTACTTTTTCTTCTTGGTATGCTTCTTCTTCAAAAATGTCAAAATCAGACACTTCTTTGGCCAAGACAGGACGGTCGATACCTACTGGAAAAGCAAAATTACATGCCAACCGTGATTTAATTTTGTAACTGCTGGATGCATTTTTATCGTCTGGTTTCTTACGAGAACTTTTCTCTTGGTCGCGTTCGCTTACTCGTTTTTCATCGTAATAGAGAAATTGTGTCTCTGTCATTGGAATGTAAATAATTTCTGGCGTGTGAAGTCGTGGCATGAGCGCTTCAATATCTGGGAAATAGGAAGTTAATCCGGTGATTCTTCGCATCAACATGTTCAAATTCGTATCATCTTTCACAAACATTTCTTCAAACTCTTCTTCTTTTTCGGGTAAAGCATCGTATTGTGCAACTCCTTTAAATGTACATTGCAATGCTTTTTCAATGTTGCTTTTAAATTCATTTTCTTCTATTTCGTGTTGTGCATGAACATAATTGGAAGGTTCCGATAATTTCATTTTGTTTTGTTTCAACGTAAATCCGCGTGGACATTGGGTAATCAAAAAGGATTGTGGTTGAGACGTGTCGACTAAATCCACATCTTTCAATAACGGATTGGAACTGTTGCGAGTATATACCGTTTCCGAACCAATACTTTGTTTGTTGTCGAATGTGTAGACTTTATTGGTACCTCTTAAAATGTTGTAGAGAATGACCATTTCATAAGGTGAGTTAATGATGGGTGTACCGGATAATAAAATAATTTTACAATTTTGTGCAGTTTTCAACCAATTGTACAATTTAATGGCTATATTTTCACCTTTTGAAGTTATTTTATTCACGATGCGCGATATCAAATTATGGGCTTCATCTACAATAACTACTTTATTATGGAATGGATTCCCTTCACTTTTCTCAGATTGTATCAATTGTTTCCACACACGAGCGTTTTCCGATAAACCGTTGTAATGAACGAAATCGTATTTAGTCAAAATAAATTGGTCAATTTGAAGCTGAATATGCTGTTGGTCGGCGGAAGAAAGATTTTCAAAATTGGCGGGTTCTCCGGGGACAGTAATCCAAACAGGTTCATTGCGTTTCAATTGAATGCACATTTGTTTGACTGCCGCAGGATATTCAAGACTTTGATATGGAATTTTACGCCAATGGTGTACGGACGCATTGTAAGCAGGTTCGCCACATTTTTTCAGTTCTTTCATATAATTGGTTTTAAGAGATGCTGGACACATCACGATAATTTTTTTGTATTGTTTCATGTTTTCAGCAATTGCAATGGATGAACACGTTTTGCCTGACCCTAACCCATGATAAAGTAACAACCCACGGTAAGGAGTATGTACGTTCATGTATCGACGCACTATTTCTTGATGTGCTAAAAGAGTAACATTATTTTTTTGTTGTTTGATGGCAGCACATGAATGCAGTTGTTGTTGTTGTTCTAATTTTATGGAATATTCACCTAGAAGTTGTTTGATATAGGTATAAAAAGCAACTCTGTTGTATAAGACATGGGATTCGTTGTTGACGTGTATAGAATGGTAACCACAATCGGGAGATTGTAGAATAATTTTGCCTAATTTTTTGACTAAAAATTCAAGTAATCGTTCTTCTTTTTCTTCTTTTTCTTTTTCAATGTCAACTACTTTACGTTTAACAGGTTTAGATTGTACATCTAAAAAATCAGATTTTATTATTAAAGTTTGCAAAAAATCTTCTAAATTAAAAGTATCATCGTCCTCTGATGCAAATAAAAGAGGTTGTTGACGTGGACGTTGTTTAAAATTCTCCATATAAAGGACAATTATTTTTTACTCTTCATGGATTACGGGAGGCGTTGGCCATTGGTCAAAAGGAATAGAGTTGGACGTTGACTTGTCCGATGCTAATAAAATGGTAAGAGCCTCTAATTTTTTTTGGAGGGAAGATAGTTTAGGGTATTTAGGTAATTTGCGGGCAATATATTTCCATTTCCATTCAAATTGAAGAGCAGCTTGCCAAGTCGGAAACCCAGATACGTAACATACTCTTGTCCAAGTGCATCCTTTGTCGACCATACGTTTGGTCGCTTTAGCTCCTCCTTTAATTTCTCTATTATGTTGTCGCAATCGGCGATTCACATCTACCGTTGCACCAACATAAGTAGTATTTTTAGTCATTAATAGATAGACAAACATATAGATAAAATAAGAATATATGTTTAATATAATTATCTAAAGAATAGCTATGACAGATGCTTTTAAAGGCGCTATAGTAGGTATTTTAGTGTTTATTCTTGTTTGCGTCCTTTGGACAAAATATGCTAAAGGCAAAGTAGAAGGGTTTGCTTCAGGAAAAACACCAGCCGACATTGTTCAAAAAATAAAGACGACTAACAATGACATTGCCGATATGCTAAACAAAATAAAGTACAGGTCCAATTATGAAGATATCATTGTAGAATTAGAAACATGGTCAACGGATAGCCAACTTCAACTATTAGCTTCGGGTAACATCGGTGTGGGTCCGATTGCAGATTCAATAGAAAGTGTGCGTCAGTTTAATGATTTGAAAGTGTTTAAAACAAATTTAACGGATTTAATGGAGACCTTGGATGCTAGTTAACGAATTGAAAAAGTAGTTTAAATCTTCTAGTTTTGTACCACTCATACATGCATCCGAAATGAAAGAAACGTTTTCTGATTTGAAAGCAAGAATAGTAGGAACTCCTTGTAGTTGTTTTTTTGCTCTCAGTGCAGCGTAAATTTCCATGTTCTCATCTACGTCTAAACAATAGCACGGATAAGGACATGTTTTCAACTTTTCGTATACATATGGTTTAATTTTTTTGCATGGACCGCACCATGATGCTGTAAAGAAAAAAAGAAGAATGGATTTATTATTTTTTTGAAGTTCAACAAATTCTTCTTTTTTCATATGTTCCGTAAAGAATAAAAACAAATGATTACAACTTATATAAATTTATCCATGATGTTAATTCCTCAAATGTCAAATGATTTTCATGTAATAATGATACTATTTTTTCTACTTGTTCGTTGCGTAGTTCAGGATTACTTAACATGCTAAATATAGGGTCAGCCTTTATTTCTTCGCCGTTACCTGTTCTATGATATGTCATAAAAAAATAAAATTCAGCCAATGAAAAAGGATTATAATTATCTGCATCGTCCATTGTGGATAATGGTGTTGCCGAATGTTGTTGTATTTTTTTATCGCGTTCTAATCTAAAATAAAATCTGTGAAATTTTGGATAGGTTTTTTTGATACTTTGTTGTGTTTCTTCGATTAATTCCTCTGGATAAGTTAAATCCAATAATGAGCTGGGATATACGTTAGCATTTTTCATGTAAAATATAAGATTGTTCATTTCTTGTTTCGAAAGTTGTTCAAAATAAGTATCGTAGGCAAAATCTATCATTGAATCTATCGTTAATTTTTGTTGGGTCATTAGCTCTACTAATTCATCTTTATCACCCGAAGTTGAAGTATCAAATGTGCGTGTTTTTAATACATGGATATATAAATTAATTTCTGCAGGATTTAATCGGTCTACATCATACATTAATGAATCATGTAATGGAGGTAATGGTAGTTGACGGCGACTTGTTTCTTGTTTCATTTCTTCTATAAGTTCATCGTAATCGGCACTGAACATAGAGTCAATGGCTTCTTGTGTTCCAATATCATACTTTACATATTTAGATAAATAGGTTTTAAGTTCACTTGCCATGTATTGTCTGTATCCACGAATTACATTTTTTAAATATTGAGGGTCATACTCACTAACTCTAATACATTCATCTATAATGTCCGCAGTGTTTAAGGTTGGATTCAACAAAATAGCTTCCATAAGAAACATTGACCACAGTTGACAATATCCATCTTCATCTGTTCTAATGTCATTTTCAATCGATTGAAGTCCATCACCTGGGCAAATTTCATGGGCAGGTTTAAACACAGGTGTATATTCTTCTAATTCTGGTAATTTGGTTTCAAATAAATCTTTTAATTTGTGTTTTAACACATTTACATTTACTTTATATTTTGGGAGAGTTCCCATTTCAGACCCATGGGGTTCATATTGTTCTACTACTTTTTTGAATGGCCGATAAATAATTAAATTCACATGTTTTATGACTTTATCTTCTGATTTCATGTACAATGGGATAAAAATGACGGGAGTTCCTCTTCGAATACAGTCTCGCATTTGTGCACCTAATGAAGGTGGATAGTCTAATCTACGAGTTGTAACATTGTAATTTAATACAGCACGATGTTTGTAGGGTTGGTCATTAAACAAAAAACAAGGAGATTCGTATTTTTTGATGAAATAAGCATATATAAATTTAACATAAGGACCTAATGCTTTGTAGGATGGATTTTCAGGAGTTCGCCCTTTAACTTCTAATTTACCTAATAAATCTTCTAATGGAACTCCATATTCTAGTGGAATAGGAGTAGGTAACACTACTTTAGGATGGTCTTTCGTTGGTTGTAAAGAATCATTGGTAGGTTGTATTTCTGCATCTATTTCAGCTAATGCGTCTGCAAAGGATTGGTCTGGGTTTTCTTTCGATTGTTCATATACACTTGACGCTGCTAAGTTAGATTGGGTTGGACCAGAACCTTTTATTTTTCTTGTTAATTTAGTTTTTCTTTTTCTTGTTTTCATTTTTTTATGTTTTAATCTTTTACTTTTCATAGTATTATACTAGATTAAAACATACTAAGCCAATGTTGAAGATTCACTACATGTAAATTTCGTTCTTTCAGTTTTTTAGTTAAAGTGACTATACGTTCTTTTTCTGTTTTTTTATCAAAAAACGGACCCGTAAACGTTTTTGAAGGTAAATTGTATTCTAATAAATAGAGCATTTCAGAGACTTGTTTGGGTTTTAATTTTTTAACATCAGCATCTACTTTTTCTTTATCTTTTACACTAAACACAGGAACCGGTTTTTCAATCAGTTGAATTGTTTCATAATATGTATGCCAGTTAGGATAGTTAGCTTTGGCCTCGGCCATTAAAACCATCCGATTTTTGGGAGGGACAGTGCTTAAATTAATATGGGGAAGATAATAGTTGAATCGTACAAAAAAATCTTGTTTTCTAATTTGAAGAGGAGATATTTCGGTAAAATAAGTGTTGTATATATTATCCATTAGAGTGTCCCAATTCAGTGCTCTGCTTAACATGGTTTTTAATAAACGTTCTTTTTCTTCTTTTACCGTTCCGGATGTTACGATTTGCGTAATTCGTTTCAGTTGAATAAAATTAAAGTACCGTCTTAAACTAGTACCGTTTAATTTACTTGTTTTTTTTTCTAGTTCATTCACATCTTCCAACGATAATGATTCAGGGGCTACTCCTAATGGAGGTAATGGCTTATTTTGTCGTTTCGTTTCTGCCAACGTTTCATTGACTAAGTCTTCTATATTCAGATGCGCTAGTGCATAATTTCCTTCTTGTGTTCCAATATCTGCTTTGATTTGTTTAAGATATACTTTAATTTCTCTCGCAATTTGTTGAGTATATCCACGAATCAAATTTTTGAAATATTGCGGGTCATTTTTACCAATGTCAATACATTCTTCGATAATCGATTGTGTGTTTAACGTTGGATTCAACAAAATAGATTCCATCATGAACATCGTCCATAGTTGACAATATCCAGCTTCTTTTTTATTTTGAGGTAACAAATTTTCAATTCCCTGAAATCCATGTTTATACATAGGACATACTTCATAAGGAGTTCTAAATACTGGCGTATATTCTTTCATGACAGGTTTAACTCGTAGTTCGAACAATTCTTTTAATTGTTTGTTTAAATCATATTCACTGTATACGGAATTTCCCCATCCCGTTTCTTGACCATGGGGTTCATACCGTTCAACTATTTTTTTGAAAGGACGATAAATGAGAATGTTTACATGGGCACCTTGTGGTGCAAACATATACAAAGTAATAAAAATAAGTTCCGACCCGCGCAAGACACATTCTTTCATTTGTTGGGCCAACATAGTAGGATAGGTTAATGTTTTTGTTTTGATGTTGTAATTGATAGCCGCAGAAGCCCCATGTAACCTAAATGGGTCATTAAAAATAGAACAAGATGCTGCATATTTTTTAATTAAATAAATATAGATAAATATCATGTATCGACCATTTTTATAGATAGGGTCTTGTATTTTTTTACCTGTATCTTCCAAGCGATGTAAAAAATCAACTAAAGATTCACCATTGGTGGGTGGTGGTTTGGGCAACACGATAGGTGGTGCTGGAACTAACGCATCTTTTACATCTTTATCATCTGATGGCAATAATACACAGGTTCTACCTACTTTACGTGTTCCATTTGGACATTTTTCGCACATTTTAGTTGTTTTTTCATAATGAAATGTAGCAGGGCATTTGTTACCGGTACGTGCAATTTGAATGATTTGATGGATAGGTTCAGGTACAGGGGCTGGTTTGGGTGATTTTGTAGAAACACATAGTTTTAATGTTTTATTTACTTTGTAATCTTTTTTGCAACGTGTTCCTTGTACCCATGGATATGAATTAACATGTGTAACTGGCTTTGGTTTTGGTGTTGGAACTGGCTTTGGTGGAACTGGTATTTTGGTAGAAATGCAAAGTTTCTTTTTTTTATTTACCTTGTAATCTTTTTTGCAACGCGTTCCTTGTACCCATGGATATGAAACAACATTGGAAACAGGTTTTGGTGCTGTAACTGGTGCTGGAGCTGGAACTGGTGCTGGAACAGGAACTGGTGCTGGTATTTTGGTAGAAATGCAAAGTTTCTTTTTTTTATTTACTTTGTAATCTTTTTTGCAACGGGTTCCTTCTACCCATGGATACGAAAGCATACTATATACATTTATTTTTTTTGGGTTCCAATTGTTTCGTACATATCCTCACCATAACTATTTTAATTAACGACGATAACGTTTACTTTTACGTTTCTTTTTATTTTTATTTTTATTTTTTAGTTTACGTGTACCCCCAATAGATATGGGGTTCAGGAT